CACCGCCTGGTCCGGCGTGGTCATCCCGTCCAGCGCGCTGTGCAGCGCGCTCGATAGTGCCGTGTACTTGTTGACCAGCTCGGTCTCGGTGTTGATCTTGTCCTGCAGGGCGGCCTTCTCGCGCGCCACCACCTTTTGCAAGGCCGATAAGGCACCATCCACCCCGCTCATCAGCGTGCTGGCGTCGGCCTTCACATCACTGATCGCCTTGGCGGCCGCTTGCGCAGCCCACATCTCCTTCGTGGCCTGCGCCAGCGCGGGCGACATCGATTCGAGCGCCAGGGCGTGCTGTTTCTCCAGTACCGTGGCGGCGCCGACCTTGTCGCCCAGCGCCTCGTACATCTGCGCCTGCGCGCTCAAAATGTCGGAAACGTCATTCACGACCGGATGCACCTGAGCGAATGCGCCGGCCAGCGCCATCATCGCAGTGAACTGCTTTGCTCCCGCCTCGGTGGTCAAATCGAGCGAGTCGATGCACGCCTTGAACTGCTCGCGCGTCTGGATCGACGATAGGCCGAGGCTCGACATAGCTGCATTCAGCGCTTCCGACACTGGTGCCAGGCGCTGAGCCTCGGTAAGGAAATTTTGCGCGTACGAAGCTGCCTGCTGCCCCAACACCGAGGTGCCGCCCGCCAGTTCGATAAGCCGCTCGCGCGCGGCAGTCGAGGCGACGCCAACATCACCAAACACCGCCGACGCGCTCTTGCCGAGCAGCTGCGCCATCTGGTCGGTCGACTGGAAATCTCCGGCCAGGCGCTGCAGCGTTGCCGATGCCGTCTCGCCGGATTTGGAGAACGCAGCCAGGTTCGGCACCAGGCTGTTCGCGATCTCGTCGCCGATGCTGGCGAAGAAATCAACGATGATCTGCTGGTCCTTGGTGGCGTCGCCGGTCAGCTTCAGGTCGAAGACCTTCGAGTAGTCCTTGATCGAGTCCGCATTGACGCCCAACGCCTTGGCGAAGCTGCTCGACGCCGTCTCGATCGCCGACAGCCCCTGCGTGAACTGGCTGACGGTGGCTGCAGTGAAATTGCTGGTGGTCTGCCAGTCCTTGTCGCTGCGGAACCAGCCGCCATCCTGGTGTAGGTCCTGGTAATTCAGGCCGGTCAGGCTGCTGGCAGTCAGCGTGCCCTGCATGCCCTGGTTCTTCACCTGCGTCGGCCCCATGCCAAACGCGCGGTTGTACAAGCCCCCAAGGGCGCCGCCGACCACCGCGCCGATCGGCCCGGCAACAGCGGCACCTACGGCAGAGGCAATGTTGGTCACCGCCTGCCCATGATTGACGCTATAGTCGCCCGCGATCGCGTTGCCTAGGTAGTGCCCACCGAGCAGGCCAGCACCGTAACCAGCCGCCGTGCCCGCAAGCTGGCCATAGCCAATCGCGCTTGCCGTCCCCGCCATGCCAGCTTCGCTGTAGGCCGCCATCGCCGCCGCGGCCTGTTCGGCGCTCAGCCCCATGCCCGCCCCGAATGCCGAGATCGACGACGAGCCGAGTAGTCCGCCCAGGGCGGACGCGCCGGTACCGATCCCGGCGCCAATGCCGGCAAAGCCGCCGCTTACCGCTTTGTACAGGCTGGAAGCCATCTGTGCCGCGCCGATGAGACCGGTGCCGGTACCGCCTGCGGCACCCGATGCGGCCTGGGCGACGCCGGCAGCACCGCCCAACCCGACCGAAGCGCCAATGTTGATGATCCATTGCTTCATCGTCAGCTGGTACAGCAGGTCCAGCAGGCCGTTCTTGAGCGCATCGCGCAGGCGATTGAATGCCGACTTGCCGGTGTCGAAGATGCTGACGAATGTGTCGTGCGCGGTCTGCTCTATCGAGCTCCACATCGCCTTGTTTGCCGCCAACTGCGGCTTGAGCAGCTGGTTCTGGTACCACTGGTCGTACTGCTCTTGCAGCAGACGCTGCGCCTCAGTGCCGTCGCCGGCCAGGCGGATGCGCTCCTGCCATACCTTGGCGTCCAGCGCCAGCGTCGCATTGGCGCGAGCCTGATCGTCGAGGATATAGTCCAGGCCGAAGCGCTTGTTTTCCTCTGCCAGCTGGGCCGCGTACTGCAGCGCCTTGGTCTGTCCGAGGACGGCCTGGCCGACCAGAATGCGGGCGCGCTCCTCGGCGGCCAACTGGGTCAGAATCTGGTCGGTGATCGGCAGACCCTTTTCGCGCTGAGCGTCGAGCTCCTTCTCTGTGTCAGCATGCGCGCGCAGCGCCACCATCTCGATTTCGCGCGCATCGGCGCTCTTTCCGAACAGCGCATACTCAACCTGCAGCGCCGCGGCAGACTCGAGGCGCGCTTGGGTGCTCGCGGCAATGTACTTGGTCACCTCGCGTTGCGCAGTTTGCGCCCTGACCGCTTGCTCGGCAACACCCAGCTCGACCAGCGCAGCGCGCGCGGCCGCTTCGTGCGCCGCCGTCAACTTGATTTTGCCGGCTGCAATCTCTTCGTCGAGTTTGGCCGTCATTTTTTGGCTGTCGCTGAGCTGACCAAAGATAGCCAGTTCAACCCGGTTCTCGGCGGTCTTCGTGCGGATCGCGCTGATGAGCGTCGAATAGGCCTGCGCTTCCTTGTCGGCTGCAGCCGAGCCATCGTTGCTGCCGGGGTAGTTCAAGTCCTTCTTGGCCGCGTCTGCCGCCTCACGAGCCTTCGCAGCCTCCTTTGCCGCAGCGGCATCTTTGGCACGCGCATCGATCTTGGCCTGCATGGCCTTGCGGGTCGCATCTACTTCCGAGTTGAGCAGCTTATAGATCTGCTCGCCATAGTTCATCTGCGCCTGCTCTTGATCCTTCAGAGCCTTCTCAAGCGCGCCCTCTTCGCTCACAAGCGAGACGCCCGGCATTGCTAGCACGGTTGTTTTTGCAAGAGCCGCGAGACTGCCAAAGCCTGCGGTGGCCGTAGAGAACAGCGACGGCATCAGCTTTACCGTGTCGATGACGAATGCGAGGCCCATCGCTACATCGTCAGCCCAGCTTTCAAGCGACTTATCTTGGGCCAATCCCTTTACGGCGCTATTTGCAATGTTCGTGTTCGTGGACGCTTGAAGCATCACACTCGTGAAATCCGACATCGTCGGCAAGAGCGCCGTCGCGACCGTTTTATAGAGCGCGCCCTTCTGAGCTTCTAGTTTTGCAACATCCTTCGTATAGTGGTCTGCCGCGTTCGACTGGTCGGTCGTAACCTTGGCGACGATGTCGCCCTGCTCGGCCATCTCCTTCATGATCGGCAGCATTTCGGTGCCAGACTTGCCGAACAACACCTGCGCGATCGCCGCTTTGCCGGCTCCATCTCGATAGGTGTCGAGCTTCTTCGCGATCTCGGTGAACAGCTCGGCAGGATCTTTCAGCTTCCCAGCGGCGTCGCGTGCGGACAGGCCGAGGAAGGCTAGCGCCTGTCCGGTACCCTTGGTCTCGTCGTCGGCGCTGGTCATGCCGCGCGCCAACCTATTCAGTGAGCCAGACACAGCATCAATGTCGGATCCTGCCTGCTTGGCAAAGAAGTTCAGCCTTGACAAGTTCTCGACCGAGGCACCAGTTCGCTCGCTGTACTCCTTCAAACTAGCCATCGACTCGATGACACCCGTAATCTTGTGAGCGATCGTATCGATGCTTGCGCCGGCGGCAGCACCGAGCAGCATGCCTTTAGCCAGGGAGAGCGCCGCATCCTGTGCACGGCGGAGCTGGCTTTCCAATGACCCAATCTTGACCGTAACCGACTGAAGCGGAGCGATTGCTGACTCAATACCCTTCCGAATGGCCGAGAGATCATCCGCCATCCTCGAGCCCGCTTGCTGGGTTTCCTGGCGCGCCTCGGCAAGATTGGTCTTCAACGAGGCGACGTCTGCCGCCATATCGATGACCAGCGCACCTACCCGTACGGCTCCTGCCATGCAAACCTCCAGAAAACAAAAAAGCCACCCGGAGGTGGCCTATGAAATAAAAAGGCCAGCTATTCGCTGGCTTTGCGTATTGTTTGTATCACTTCATCAACTTTTCCCACTTATCGCGGTCGCATTCTGCTGGCGATGCCTTCTCACCGGCACGCTGAGCTTTGCTTTTCGCGATTTCGCACTGCAGGGCGGCGTTAATGTAGCGCTTGTCGCTTATCTCCTCCTTGGGGAGGGCGCATTTGTTTGCCTGCATCAGCACTAGATTGGCTTGAATTCTGCTTATCGCGTTTGATCGTTGCAATTCGCGAGAAAGTTCTTTACTCGGACCACTATAGAAGTCGTCGACGCGCGCGGCCGTCATTTCCTTGACGCCATCCTCGACCGCCTTTGCAAGCTCATCGCACACCGGGGCGGCTGCTGCCATAGACGACAGCGCCATCAAGCCTATGCTCGCCACATACTTCTTCATCTCCGCCTCTCCGACCTAGTTGGGATGACGGAATAGTACACCAACGCAAATAGCCGCCCCAAACGAGGACGAAAAGCAAAACCTGCGGATAGCCGGTTTTGGTCCGCGCGGGGTTGCGATCATCAACGAAGCCGGTCTGTAATTGGGCGGCTCAGCTTGATCTCCAGCGATTTCTAATTGTGAGAAATCATCACTTTTAAAAGGGGTGCAAATGCAGCACCCCCTTAAGAACGAGGCGTGGTCGCGGCGGATGTTCTGTTAGGCGTGACCGCCGAGTAGATCACCTTGCCCCGGCGGTGGCAAAGCACGCGGAGCCCCTGAAACCAAAGCAGCAAGACGCGCCAGACCCCGCTCGTTGTATCGAAACGACTCGACCTGCTTTTCGCTGCTACGCGACTTGTCGAGCACGAAGACCCCGTATTCCGGCGTTTTCAGCCCATTCTCAGTCGCGAGTCGCCCGATCTTGTTGGCGCTAACCCCAAGCTTTTCGCCAACTTCGCTTGCAGAGTAGGTCTTGGTTTCCAGCGACGGAAGCGGGATCACGTCCGATCCCGCGACTGGGTTCACGATTTTAGCGAAGATAACCTGCTGCGCCGATGCGCCAAGAAGTGGGAAACGATCGCATATCCCGCCCGCCACCTTAGCTGCGGTCTCAAGCGCCTTGGCCTGGCGGAGCGCCGAAAGTGCAGGGTCGACTGCTGCCCGCTTCAACTTCGGTGCCGCTCCGCCCTCCAGCTCCGCGAGCCGATCGTATACCTTGGTCTGCACTTCCAGCGATTCGGACATCACCATCAGCTCGCACTCCCTCTTTGGGAGGTAGTAGCACTTCAGTCGCCGCCCCGTGCTGTCCTTGTACTCGCCTAAAAATTTAGGCGAGTGAATTCCAGGGTGACGCTCGATCTTCGCCATGAAGTTGTCATGCCGGAGCTCGGCCTTGCCAGGCTCGCGCATTGAGTTGATCAATTCGACGAGCTCAACGCTCGACATCACCGGGACTCTGTTGGTCAGCTCGCTCATGCTCGACCTCCTGCCACCAGGCGCAGAGTCGGCGCGATGCGACGCGGGAACTCGTCCGAGTTGAACTTCGCCGTGCGCAGGGTGAAGTCCTGGGCTCTGTCGTCCATCCGACGGAAGCGCTCGAGCAGGGTCAGTTCGCGCGGTGTCAGATCGACGCCACCTTTAGATTGAGTCTTATTGCCAGTTGTGCTAGCATTCATGCCAGTTTCCTTTCTAGTCGTTTGGGAACCAAAGCCCCGAGATATCCGCCAAGATTCGCTCGGGGCTTTTTCTTTACTGCTTTGCATCCTCGAAGTTCGGCTTTTGCCGAAGGCTTTCCTTGAGTCTCTGAATGATCTCCCCATGCAGGGAGCGACCATTCTCTTCAGCCTGCGCGTTCAACTGCTCTCTCATTTCTGGTGACAACCTCAGCGGGTACGGCGACATAATCTTGTGCCGATCCATGGTTTCCTCCTGTTATTGAACATGAACCCATAATACGTCACAGTGACTCCATGTGCAACAACTTTCTACGTCACCGTGACTCCATTTCAATACTGTCACGATGGCAGTATCCTTGCGCCCATGACAAATGCCAAGAAATCACAAGTCGGGCGGGAATCTGACAAATTCATGCTTAGGCTGCCAGATGGCATGCGAGATCGCATTGCTGAAGTCGCCAAACAAAACGGCCGCAGCATGAACGCTGAGATTGTTGCCCGCCTTCAGCGCTCCATTGAGGTTGGGACAAGCCTCAGCCAGCCGCGCGCACTGGACATGATGACGATGGTCGCCCAAATTACAGCTGAGGCTGCGAAGGTTGGCATCCAGGTCAAGATCGAGTTTGCGCGGAGCCCTGAAAGCATCCTTGAGGCCGCGAAGGGCAGCGGCCACCTTCCTCCCGATGCCACCCTGGCCGATCTAGCCGGCGGTGCGAAACCTGCGCCGCCCATCGAATCCGCGCCAGCCAAAACGCCAGCAAAGCGGCTCACTCGCACGCCGCCCAAGAGGAGCTGAGGGGCGTAGCAGTTGTTAAAAAGGCTCAAATCTTCAGCACAAAATCAGTGAAAATGTGATGAGCATCACAAGTCCCCGCTGTCGAACCGTCTCAAATTCGCTATACTGTCTTCGCATCAACAATCAACAACTAGGAGGTCACGATGGTACGCAACGAAGGAACTGGAATCGCTTAACCCCACCGCACGTAGTTTGAAACAAGAGGGCCCGGTATCCGCCGGGTCCTTTTTTTTATATAACAAGAAAGGAAAACATGAGTTTGATCGAGTTTGAGGAGAAGAGCTCTCGTGCAAAGACCTGGCTCTTTAACCCTAGCCGTTTGTTGCGGCTCATGCTGGGCGTGTTGTTCATCCTATTCATCGCACTCGTCGCGCTGGAAAGGGGACTGCTGGACTGGAGCGTCCTTGGTCGCTTCAAGCTCGGCATGCAGTCGGCCGACTGGGTTCCCACCATTGGCATCTACTTTGCTGCGACGGGCTGGATTACGTCGGCAATCGTCACGATGCGCAACTCGGTCAAGCAGCACACCATCAACACGCTTCTCCAGACTCGCCTGTCTACTACCTACATGGATCGAGTATCGGCGGTCAATCTGCTTTTGGCAAACTACTGGCCATCGACGAAGGCACCCGCAAGCGTCATAACCGCGACGCGTCAAGGTCAAGCCGACGTCGACTACATCCTCAACTACCTGGAGTTCTTGGCCGTGGCGATTCGCCATGGCGACCTCCACGAAGGCGTGATGAAGGACACGATGCGAGGGATTGTTGTCCGCTTCACGATCATCACGCAGGAGTACATCCAGGGCACTAGAACCGCCGTTAATCCTCGCACCTTTTCAAACCTGCTCTGGCTTTACAATCGCTGGAAGGATTGACGCGATGGCGGGAGCGACGGGGCGTGATTTCGTTACCCCCCCCCTCACTCCCGCTTGTTCATCGCCGCCAGCGCTGCCGCCTCCATGCACTTCAGCCCCTGAAAAACCTCCTGGCGCTTTTTGCGCGGGACCCCCAGCCCTTCATAAACAACCGGGAGCGCTGCGAGGTTGAGGCCCGCGCGGCATGGCTCCATCCCGCCAGACCAGATCCACTGAGTCGACATCGCCAGGAACACTTCTAGGATGAGCCAATTCTCGGGCCAGACCGCAAACTCCGCGGGAGCCTCTTCGACGCCGACCCAAGCGGCCGCCTCGTCGGAGTCGATGCCCCACAACGCGAGGTCGTCCTGCGCCGCCTTGCCGTCGTCCTTGCCGCCGCGCGCCCAGTACGCGGCGGCCTCCTTCAGTTTTTTGCGCGCGCCCCGTTGGTGACTTCCGAAATGGCGGTGTTGATGCCGCGCAGCAGGCTGTTACCCTGCTTGCTGCGCACTGCGATCAACAGGTTGTCGCGGTTGAATTCGATCGGCTGCTTGTTCTGGTCGAGCACGCCGCTCCAGCCGGTCATCACGGCCAGGATGCCGTCGACCTGCGCCTCCTTGAATTTGCGGTTGTACTCTGCTGCGTCGAAGGCCGGGGCCTCTTGCGGATCGCCTTCGCCATCTGCCGCGGCGACGGTATCGCCTTCGTTCCCTGCCTTTTTCGACAGCAGCGCCTCGCGCTCGTCGTCGTTGAGCACCTTGAACGTGCCGCTGAAGCTGTACTTGGTGATCTTGCCGCCGTCGGCAGCAACTTCGACGGTGACGGGCCAGGTGACGGTTTTTTCGCCTTCGGTTTGTACGATGAACATGGGTTTCCTTTCGCGTGGGGATGAATGTGCCCGTGCCAGCCGCCGCGCCCACGCGAAGGGCGACGGCGGCCAGCCGGTGCTCGGGTTCGGCTTGCGCCGCGGTGGTTACAGGAAGCAGATGGTCAGCTCATCGCTGCCGTTGACCGGCACCAGCTTGGTCTTGGTGGTGAGCATCGTGATGCCGTCCTTGTCGCCGTACGACGGTGCGCTCAGCTGCTGTGCCGGCGCGTCGATCTTGATCTTGTTGCCGGCGGCGGTGCCGTGAGTCATCGAGAACGGGCCCAGCGTCGCGTTCTTCATCAGAGTCCACCAGTCCTTGGCAGCGACGGTGGTGGCCTCGAAGGTGAGCGAGCCGGTCGGCTTGGCATCGGTGATGGTCACGTATTCCGGCGTACCAGGCAGCGAGCGGAACACCACCTGGTTGGCGACGTCGATGCTGAAGTCGCTCAGCACTGCGGCGGTGTAGCCGTTGATGTTGATGCCACTGGTATTGGCGTTGTTGATCGCCAGCGGTGCCGCGTACTGGGTCAGCGTGACTGCCGGGGTCGCGACGTCGGTCGGGGTGCCGTACAGTCCGGTCAGAGTGAAGCTCCACATCGGAATGCCCTGGGCCGAGCCCTTGACCGAGACCGTGCCGCGCGCACCCAACAGGATGTGGCGTACGCCGTCGACGTTGCAGTACAGCGTCGCCGATTCGAAGTTGGACGACACGCGGCGGTACACCACCTGGATTGGAATGGTGTAGGCGCTGGTGGCATCTAGCGGCGTGGCGAGCGCATTGGTCAGCGTCGCGACTTTGGTCGAGCCAACGTAGCTGGCGATGACGGCGCTGGTGCCGCTGCCGGTGCCGCCGGTGATGTTGATGGTCATGCCGGCGTAGGCGTTGTCGACCGCCGACGCCCCGGCGGCCAGCGTGATGGTGGTGGACGAACCGGCGGTAGCGGTGCCGCTGACCGCAGCGGCGAGCGTGGTGGCCGAGAAGGCGCACGCACGCAGCAGTTCGTCGTAGCCAGGCGGCGTGCCGGCGGTGCCGGAACCAGCCATTTCGACATCGAAGCTGACCTTCGACCACACGGCACCGATCACGCTCGGGTTATTGCCGATGTAGGACTTGACGTTCTGGCGCTCGACTTCGTTCATCTCCATCGGGGAGACGTTGAAGTTGCTCATCAGGATGGCGTCCGCGCCGCCGGTCGGCACCGGATCGACGCCGTAGGTGGTTTCGATCTTGCTCAGGATGGCGCGCTTGCGGGTGAGGAGGGGCATGCTTACTCCGTGGTAGTGAGGTGGTCAGCCGCGTCGTCGGCGGGCGAAAAAAAACCCGCGTGCGCGGGTTTGTCTTGTGCTGCTGGTTCGGCCGGCGCCGGCGGGTCCGGTGGTGCCTCCCCGGCGTCGCGGGTGCGCTCGAGCAATTGACGCTCCCCGCGCTCGTCGATCAGGTAGCTGCCGCCCTGCCCTTCGTACAGGTCGTTCATACGGATCCTTCCATCTGTCGGTACTTGATTTGGTAGACGGCCTCGGTAACGCCCATGGCCGGGTTTTCCTCGTCGATCTGGCGGTTGACGCTGCCGGCGACGATATCGAGCGCGACGCCGCCGAGCGTGCGGTCCTGGTACAGCGCCGCGTGCGCGGCCGCTCGGATCAGCTCGGGTGCGAGCTTTGGGTTCGGATCGGTATCCGCCGCTGTCGCGCCGATGACCAGCGCCACCTGCAGATCCCAGTAGACGTAGCCGACCCCACTGGACGGTGCCGGCATTTCGTTTCCAGCCACCACCACGATCACTGGCGGGTCTTCGTACGAATGCGGCGAGTCGGTGTCGGCGCGTACCGGCAGGCCGGCCGCCGTCAGCGCGGCGGTGATCGCAGCGCAAATTTGTTCTGTCTTGGTCATGCAGGATCGCGGTAGTGGAGGCGGAAATCGGTGTGCGTTACGTAAGTGCGGGTCTCCGGGTCGAACGAATCGACACTGTTCTCGTAGAAGCAGTCGTCGATCTGCACGCCGCCGGCCTGCACCTTGCGCGCGCGGTCCAGCGCCAGCCGCACCTGGGCGGCGATCGCCGCTGCGTCGGCGCGCGACTTGGCCCATGCCGACACCTGAAACAACCCTTTTTTAAGCGGCGGGTCAGTCACGGCGCCTCGGTCACTTGAACCGCCGGTCTGCTGGTAGGTCACGGCGGGAAGCTGCGGCGAATCCGGCATCACGTCCGGGTAGATGCGGTCCTTGACCAGCGCGGTCAGGCCAGCCGCGCTGGTCAGGCGCGCGTGGATCGCGAGATGGCCGTTCATGTCAACCCTTCCGACAGCCTGTTTTCGACTGTCGCCGCCACCGCGTCGATCGCGGCCTGCGCCTTGGCTTCCAGCGCAGGACGCATGTACGGGTGGGCCGGCGTATTGCTGGTCGAGGATGCCCGCGCCGCCTTCAGCGACGCCTTGCTGCCGCGCAGCGCCTGGCCGGCCTTGCGATTGATGTGCCCCTTCTCGACCCACAGCGCGTAGAACGCCGCGTCCTTGCCGAAGCGCTTGACCTGCGCGGCGGTCAGCTCTCCCGCCACAACGTTGAACACGATGCGGGTAGGCGTGCCGCGGCGCGCGGTGACCCGAATCGATGCCTTCAGGGCGCGCGTGAGGTCGTTCGGGCCGGTACCGGAGTTGAAGTTGGAACGCGCCTGGTCGCGCAGTACCGTAGCGCCGCGACGTAGGCCGGCTCGCAGTACGTTCTTGGCCAGCCGGCCCGGGAACTGTTCGAGGTTGGTGCGCAGTTGGGTAATGCCGGTCAGGGAATCAGCCATCGTTCAGGCCCTCCGCACAGGTCAACTCGAGCACCTTGTGGCGCTCCTCGATGTCGATCGACGCATGGATATTGAAAACGCGGCCGCTGTACAAGATCCGACGGGCCGCCATTGCGAGCGGGTCGGCAAATTGCCTTTGCCAGCGGATTGTGATCGTGTGCGTGACCTCGGTGTGAATCGCCTGCCCGGCGAGCAGCTCGCGGCCGCTCAGGGGTAGAACTTCGGCCCACAGGGACGCCACGTCCTTCCACACCGTAGTTGGCTGGCCGAGGGCGTCGGCCTCCGTGCCCCGTTCCTGCAGCCGGATGCGGTGTCGCAAATCGCTGGCGCGCATCAGAGCACCACCATGAACGGATCAAGCAGCCCGTCGACGTAGGGCAGTACCTCAAGCTTGCCGCGCTGGAGCAGCGCCACCTCTTCGCGCGACTCGTACAGCGAGCCCACGCGCAGCAGCATCCACGAGCGGATGCCTTCCGGGACGACGCCGATGTAGCTGCGGCCGGTTCCAGGCTGACTGAATGTGACCGCCTCCCCGGCCTCGTCATTCAGCGTGTAGACGCTGCCGTTGACGCTTGCGATCCGGTAGTTGGTCTCGGCGCACAGCGGCACCGGCAGCACGCCACCGGAGTTGTAGAACTGGACGTTGTCGCCCACTGCCCAGGTGGCGGGCCCGGACACCCGCAGCTCGGTCGCGGCTAGCGTTCCGCCAGTGCTGAATGGTGACGCGTAGCCGGCCACGTACGTGACCTTCACTGATGCCGGCTGCGGCAGCGGGATCGGCCAGACCTTGCCGAAGCACGGCGTGATCGTCGCTGGCATCATCGCGGGATTCACCACGTAGTCGGTGTCCGGCATGGTCTGCCACGTGCCGTTCATGTCCAGGTACTCGATCTTCTCGACCTTGGCGAGCGGGCAATGCGGCAGGCGGATCGCGTATGGCGGGATGCTGACTGCGGCGCCGATCGGCACGAACGATGCGCAGCCTGGCGCCGGGAATGCGTCGAGCACCAGTTGCCAGCGCGCGTGCAGCAGTTGCTGGCGCGTCTTGGCTTCCACCGCCTGGCGCGCAGCGACGATCAGCGTCTTGAGCTTGGCGTCGTCCTCGCGACCGTCGATGCGGCGATCGTTTCGCGCCTCGTCGACGTGGATGCATTCGCCGGCCGGCGGCGTAATCAGGATTTCTGGCATGAGGATCGGTCTGGAAGCGCCCCGGAGCGAACCGGGGCGCGGACTGGATTAAACGATCTGCTTGACCGCGGCCTGATTGAACTGCGAAGCCGGCAGGTAGCGGGTTACCGAGCCGATCAGCGCTGCGCTCAGCTGCGATGCGGCGGTGCCGACGGTGACCGACAGCGCGACGAAGCCGAAGCCGTTGTTCACATCGAGGTCTTCGGCGCGCATCTCGACCAGCGCCTGCACGTTGTCGCCAGTGGCCTTGACGATCTGGGCGATCGCCTTGCCGGTGATGTCCTTGGCGTTGGTTCCGCTGGCGTCGGTGGCTTGGCGCAGCTTGGCGTCGACGGTAGCCGAGGCGCCCAGCACGCCGGTCTGGATCAGGGCGGTCAGCTGGCCAACGTTGGCCAGCGGCACCCAAGCGGTGAGCACGGTACCGGCGGCGACGCTAGCCGGGTCGAGGGTTGCCAGGATGGCGACCTTTTCGGAGAGTTTGACGTTCGGGTTCATGGAGATCCTTGTGAAGTGATGGGAGCGGAACGGGCGGCACCAGCCGCCCTGTCACGATCAGCGTGCGGCCAGCTGGACGAACGGCGAAAGCTGGGTGGTACCCTTGGCCGGATCGATGGCCTTGCTGATCTTGCTCTGGCCGTCGACGCGGAAAGTGGTACGGAACGCGGTGGCGTCGGCGTCGAAGTACAGGTGCATCGAAGTGGCCGTCTGCACGCCGGTGGCCTTGGTGATGGTCTGGTAATACGACAGGTCAACCAGCATCACGTCGCCCTTGGACGAGAAAGTGTTCGCGTGCTGCGACACGATCACCGGGCGGCCCAGCAGGGTGCCGTACGGGCTGCCCTTGATCGCGCCCACGCCGGCACCAGCAGGCAGGTAGATCGGGTAGTTACCCAGTTGCAGGGTGAACAGCGCCGGCAACACGTCGTTGTTGATGATCCAGACTGCGTTCGGGAACGAGCCCTCCGGCAGGCGTGCGATCATGTTGGCCAAGTTGGTGGCGGTCAGGGTGTTCGCCGCTTGGCCCGAATCCTTAGCGACCGTGATCACGGCGCCACTGTTCATCGCGCCTTGCGGCAGGCCGCCGCCGGCACCGAACAGAATTGCCTCGTTGGTCTTCCACTGGATCGAGGCGCCGATCTTCTTCGGCAGGTACGACGCCAGGGCGTTGGAGTCGTCGAGCATCTCGTCCGATACCGGCACCAGCGCCATCAGCTTCTTCAGGCGCAACGCCTCGTAGCCGAAGCTAGGCTTGGTGGCCTGGCCGGAACCGGCTTCGCCCTGCCAGTAGGCGCGCACGCCGTTGGTGCCCCACGGGGTCGACTCGTCACGCGGGAACGACATCGCGTTTCCGGTGACGGTGACCTGGTCGGTCATCTCGAGGAATGCATTGTCGCCCAGCGACAGTTGGAAGATTTCATTGCCGAATTCTGGCGGGATCAGGAACCCGCCGTCACTGCCCGAACCTTCGTTGGAGTAGGTGCCGGCGCCAGGGGCGGCAGCGCCGATCAGCAAGCGCTTGTCCACCGCCCCGCCGTTGATCTTGGCGACATGCGCGCCGTGCACGGCCTGCATGAATTCGCCGACGAAGTTGAAGCCGCCCTTCGGATCCTTGGCGACGTTCTCCTCGACGGTAATCGTGTCTTCGAACGACACGGTCGCGCCCTTGTCCATCGCCTCGAGCTTCTCCGCGCGCTCGATCTGCGCTTGCAGATCTTCGGCGTCCTTCATGTGAGCGTCGAACTGGCCCTGCTCTTCGGCCGTGAATACGCGACCTTCCTTGGCGGCGAGGTCGTTCAGGTTCTTGGCGGCGCCGACAGCGGCGGCCTTTTTCTGCTGCAGAACACGTTTGTTCATGTTTGATTTCCTATGGGCGTAAAAAAAGCCGCTTGCGCGGCTGACTTTGATTGCACAGGTGCCCGACGGGGCGACGCTTGCCGATCAATGGACCGGCTCACGGTGGGCTTGTGCGGCCCGAAACTGCTTAAACGGTTGCGAGCTGCAGCGCGCGAGCCCGGGCGGCTGACTGCGCCTCGGTCGCGGCTGTGAGTTCAGCGGTCGTGGAGACTGCATCGATGATCGGTGCGTCAGTCGCGGCAATCGGCGCAGTCTGCGCATCTTCCGCCACCACCTCCGGCACCTCAGTTGCGGCATTCGCACCACCCGACTTGATAGCCGACTTCAAGCGCTTGATCGCGCCGTCGAACGTATCCACTGCATCGATCATGTTCGCTGCCAGTGCATCGGCAGGCAGTAGGCAGCGCCCTTCGCCCATCCCGTCGCGGGCCTGCGCAATCGGCACGCCGCGCCCTTTCGAAACGGCTTGGGTGAACGCCGCATAGTACGAATCGATCTGGGACTGGGTGAACGCGCGGCCCTCGTCGGTGAGCGGGCCGTATTGGTTACCTTCGACCTTGTACTTGCCAGCACTGATGAATTCCTGGCTGATGCCGGCTGCCTTCAGCGCTTCGCTCATGTCGACATGCTGTGTGTAGACGCCGATGCTGCCGGTCATCGAGCCCTTGACCGCGATGATCTGCGAACAGGCCGATGCCAGCCAGTAGGCCGCCGAGGCGCACAGCGAGTTGACCAGTCCATACACCGGCTTGACGCCGCGTGCGGACATGATCTCGTCATACAAGTCGGCTACGCCGAACACCGATCCGCCTGGCGAATCGATGTCGATCAGGATGCCGCCCACCGCGTCGTCGGCCATCGCGTCGCGGAACGACTGCGTGAATTTCTGGGTGCTGGTGCCGCCGTCGCAAATCTCGTCGATCAGTGAGGCGCGCTGGCTGACCACGCCGTACAGTGGCAGCACGGCGATGCCGCCGCCGATGCCGGAATTGGCCTTGCCGCGCGCCGCGCGCGCCGCGCGCGCCGCCTGGGCGACCTGGATGTCGGCCAGCACTTCCGGCGCGGCGTCCTTGCCGAGCGCCCAGTTCTGGAGCACGGCGGACATGCGCGCTAGATAGCCCGGCTCGAGCGCCCAATACTGGTCAGCCACTGCCGACAGGATGCGAATTTTGTTCATACGGTCCCTTCGAGAGCCAGTTTGGTAAGGCGCGCCAGCGCCGCTTGGTAGATGTCGGACTCCTCGGAGCCGAGGCGGATCGGATCGCGGCCGCGAGCATCAATGTAGGCGCCGGCCTGCTGGCTGGAGACACCGAGCGCCTGCGCCACGAAGGTCGCGTGTTTGCCCATCGCCTCCGCCACTGCAGCAGGCCAGTCATCCGATTTCAGCGCTGCCAGCAAGAGCTGCGTCTCCTTGCGGGCGACGCGCTCAGATGCGGCCAGCGCCAGCGAATTGAGGCGTTCATCATTCTTCGGCACCGGCGCTGCCATGTTGTCTAGCGGCTCCTCGCTTTCCTCTTCCTCGGCGCTCTCCTCTTTTGCCTCGCTGACCGTCGTCATGTTGACCATCTGGAGCGGCTCATCAAGGCCTGGCAACGGGTCGCGGTCTTCCATGATTCGGCCTTCGTTGCGGGTCAAGGTACCGTTCTGGACCCCGGTGTTTATGTAGGCGGAGCGCGCAGCCATATCGCCGCGCATCAGCTCGATAACCGGGAAGCGGATGCACAAGTCATCGTCATCGGGGTCGAGGAAGGTGTACTTGATCGCTTCTTCCCAGCACACCAGCCAGGGCCGCAGCGCGTGAGTGACGAAGTCGATGCCCTGCTGTTCGATGTTGGAGAAGGTCGCCCGGTCCAGGTCGCCGATCATGTGCGGCGGAATGCGGAACAGCGATGCGATCTGCGACCGGTTGTACTTGTTGGTCTCGATGAACTGGGCGTCGGCATTACTGATGGCCGGGCCCGGGTTGTACTTGATGCCGTATTCGAGCACAGCGACCTTGCCGCGGTTGGCGCCGGACTGCTGCTCCTGCCACGCTTCGCGGAAGAGGTTGCGTTGCTCCTTGTCCTTGAAGTTGGACGGATGCTCCAGCCAACCGCTGGTCGGCGAGGCATCGTTGTCGAAAAACCTCACACCGTAGTCCTGCGCCGCCAAGCCGGTCGCCAGCATCTTGCGCGCCAATGCGATCGGGCTGTAGCCGACAATCGCGTCTGGCGACAGACCCTTAACATGGAACATGTCACTGCGGGCGATGATCGTTTCGCCGCCATCCTGATTCTTGACACGGTAGCGCCAGTTTGGCCCGGTCGCGGCGTTGCTCAACACCTCGATCGTCACGCGGTCCGGGTGGATCGGGTGTAAATCGGTTACCTCGCCCTTGTTGTTGGCGACGATGTAGGCGAATGCGTTACCGCGCAGCGCCAGGTGCCCCTGCATCATCGCCCGGAATTCCATCGGGTTCTGGTAGTCGTTGGGGCGCTTGGCGAACAACCGGTAGAGCCAGTGGTCGCGGATCTGCGTCTTGCCGCCGTTGGCCTTGTTCCGATACATCTGGAACGGCAACGTGGACACCGAATCGGTCAGCACGCGCACGCATGCGTAGACGGCCGACAAGCTCAGGGCTGTATCTGGCGTGACCTGAGCAGCGCCGATCCGGGCCGGCGCCGGGTTGAACCAGAACCCGCCCCAGGGGCTGCGATCGCCGCTGTCTGCTTTCGGTTTGGAGAAAAACATTTAGCCCTTCCGGCTCAGAATGGCGCCCAGAACAGTCAGCCCAATGACCAGGGCACCCACCGTCACCAGTGCAACCGGCACACTGATTTGCGCCAGACCAGCACCAATCAGGCCAACGCCTGCCAGCAGAGAAATGTTATAAACCGTCGTAGTCATTGGATGGCAGACCAATTTTTACCAAGTTTGATGTTGGAGATCATGGCTTGATGGACTCCATATTTGTTCGCGATGTCGACCTGCCTCATCCCCTGCGCGATCATCTTCCGAATATCCGGCAAATCACGATCCCTCAACTTACCCATTCCGACTGCCTCTCCAACCTTCCCGCTCCAAACTCTGCTCTGACGGTTACGCAGCACTTTGTCCAGCATGTTTTCAGCGTGAGTGCCAACGCGCAGATGCGACGGATTTACGCATGCTGGGTTGTCGCATGAATGCAGAACGTGCATCCCCGATGGGATAGTGCTGCACGCCAATTCATAGGCAACGCGATGCGCAAAGACGACCTTTTTATCCATCCTGAAGACGCCATATCCCGCCTTTGTTCTGCCTGCTTGCCAGTTCCAGCATTCGTTATCGGCGCCTTTGGCGACCTTTTTCCAAAATCGTTCGGTTCGGTTCATACAGTCATCAGCGTGTAGTCATCTGGCATGGCGCTAAATTCATCGCCGCTCATGGCGCGCGCGATGCCCATCACCGCCGCTACTGCGGCGTCGATCTTTTGCTCAGGCTTTTCCTTGCGCGGGTAGATGTTGTCCTTGGCATCGAGCTTGGCGACGACATTCGACATCATCCAGGTCAGCATAGGGTTGCCATCGTGGTGCAAACGTCCCGACTTAATCGCGGACTCCAATTCCTTCATCGGCCCCGACATGTTCTGTACCGTTTGCCGAAACTCAACGGCCTGGGCGCCGTCTTTCATCAACTGCTGCGCCAGATGCGCGGCCTTCCATGGGTCAAATGCGACCTCGTGCGGCTGGTATTTGGTTAGCAACTCCGCAATGTGCTCACGGATCAGGTCATAGTCGATCTCTGCACCATCGTGCTGTTCGAGGTGGCCGTCAATCACCCACTTCCGATAGGCGTTGTGGTTCTTGGGGTCATTCTCGATCGCGTTCTCGGGCAGAAAATACTTGCCGAAAAGGTAGTAATGATCCTTTCCTTCGATCCGCTTCTTGAACACCTGCATCACGACGCATACGTCTGAGGTACTGGCAAGATCGAGCGCCACCCAGTTGTCGCATCCGGCGAACTGCTCTGGCTTGAGTGAAGCGTCGCCGCATTTGTTCCACTCGAGCATGTTTAGCCAGGCCGACTTGGCCGAGCACCAGATGTTCAGGTGCTTGGTCTTGAAGCGCACCTGCTTTGATGCGCTCTGCACCGCCTGGCGCTGCTGCGCCAGCAGGAAGTCCTCGTCGACCGAGATCCCAAAATTCGGATTTGCCTTGCGCAGCGCCGCCGGACTGGTCCAGTCGTCGGCGTCATCGATCGTATAGATCAGGGCAAACAGCTCTGGATCGTCCAGCGTTCCTTCCAGTACCTTCTTGGCTTCTTGCTCCTGATCGAAGCAGGGCCCAGCGATGTTGAACCCCGCAGTTGTAATCATCAGGAGTAGAGGCTGGTCGCGCGCGCCCATGCCGGTCTCCATCGTGTCGACCAGCTCCGACGTGTCGTGCTCGTGGTACTCGTCCACGATCGCGCAAGATGGCGATGCGCCATCGCCAGGCTTGCCGATGACCGGCTCGAACCGCGAGCCGTCGAAAGGCACCAGCAGCGCCTTCGCCCAAACTTCGGCGCCCAGCGCCTCTTGCAGCTCAGGAGTGCGTTCAAGCATCTGCTTAGCCGGGCGGAACACCTCCCATGCCTGCGCTTCGGTTGTCGCGCCAGAATAAACCTCGGCGCCAAACTCGCCGTCTGCCGCGAACATGTAAAGACCGATGCCCGAGCCGATAATTGATTTTCCGTTCTTCCTCGGGACGGCAAAATACGCGCGACGGTAGCGCCGACGACCGTTCTTTTTTATCTTCCAGCCGAAAAGCGCACAGAAAGCAAAACACTGCCATGGCTGCAATTCGATCAGCTCACGGGTTTTCGCCCAGCGCCCCTTGGTATGAGGCATAAGCGACAGGAAGGTGCAAACCTTCTGCGCCGCCTCCTCGTCAAAGAAATACTTAGCTCGCTTTTTTGTGCTCGCTTTTAAATCATCTAAGTGGCGTTTACACGCTAGCCTGATCCATTTGCAAGCTACGATGCGCCCAGCAACTACATCTCGCGCGTATTTCTCTGCGATGGAAACGAAGTTTTTGGGCATCGGTCATAGTTCGCTCTTATGGCATGTCTGGCCAGTGAAAATTACCCTTCGAGCAGTTTTCAGAAGGGCTGAGTATCTGCAGATTGGCCCAGCAATGTAGGCCGCACACAAGTGGCGAATTCAGTGGAACCACGTGATCGACGTGCCAATCCCTGAGAGCGGCTTGCCGATAAACCTCGGCAATGAGTTCCCGCTCAGCCCAAATCGGAGTTGCTTTGTTTTTCTTCGCAGCGCGACGCGCGGTGATTGCGTTTCGCCGATGCTTGTTGGTGCGGCTCCACTCCGCAATAGCACGGCGCGATTCCGGCCTCGCGTTCCAAGCCGCCATGGCTGCCTTAACCTTCTCGGGATTCCGCGTCTTCCATTTTTTCCCGGCTCGGTTTTGGCGTTGTTGGCAGAGGTTGCATTTGCAAGTGCAATTCGATGTTTGCCGCCTAGCCACCTGTCCGTTCTTACACGGAGCACCAGTAAAGTAATAGATAAGACCCAGCTTCCTGGCTTTAGCTCTAGTGATAATTTCCTCAGGTTGCCCTACCCCATCCCTACAGTCCGCTCCAATCAATCCCATAGTCAGGTCTTCTTGGTAACCAGTGCCAAGAAGGCGTTTGTCGGTGCTTTCTTCTTGGCCGAGACGCGGGATCTGTCGGCGGGTGTCATGCCAAGGCTGGCCAAAGCCGTTCTTATCTGCGCGACCTGTGCCATCGTCACCTTGTCGTCCTCCAGATCGCGGAACCTGGCGATGAGGCGAGAGGTCAACTCCACCGCCATGCGGTCCGTGGACTGAAGCACCTCGGCAGGCAGTAGGTCGACGATCTCATCCCACACCTGGCGCTGCCCCTCGTTGAAGTAGGCCGGCGCCTCCCGCTCGAACTCGCCTGCTTGGAAGTCTTCACGGCGCCGAGCCGGGTCTTTTGCGAAAGCACCCCGAGCCTCCAGCACCGCCGAAGGTGTTCGGGGTTTTGGCATGCTGACGCACTCCTAAAGTTTGAATTGCGGATATGGAAAAGAAGC